GCAAGGAATGTGGGACAGAGTTCTCTATCCCTAAGCGGTACATCCAGGAACACACTAACTATGTGGGCTGTCCGATGGATGGACGACATCCTCAAGCTGTGGTTATAGGCGAGTATGACAATCTGCATGAGTGCATGGATCACAGCAGTTATAAGGTTGAACATGGCGTTGTTAAGCAGGTGAGGTAGTGAAGGAGGAACGAAGCATGCCAAACGTAAATAAAATAATGGTCACGGTTGAATTAGATGACACATTGCTAAGGGAACAACTTAAAACCATGAGAGAGACTCAAGAAGTGTTGAATGCTATTACGTACTTCAACATATACTTAACCAACCATAAGGATGAGAACAGCACACTCAAGTACAGGAATCATCTGATAGCGGTTAACTCTATGATGAATGAGTATATCAGACTATGTGAGAAGCTCAAGCAGGTGAGGTAGTGAAAGGATACAAGGATAGTAAGTGGAAACACAAACGAATCACCATCCTGAAGCGTGATGAATACAAGTGCCGAGAGTGCACAAGATACGGCAAGACAATCGAAGCGACCACGGTTCATCATATAAGACCACTAGAAGACTATCCAGAGTTAGCACTAGACAGTCGCAACCTTATAAGCCTCTGCGCATCTTGTCACAACGAGCTACATGATAGAGTTACCGATGCCTTGACGGTCAAAGGGATGGAGTTAATGAAACGAATTGATAAAATAAATAAAACAATTCAAACAACCCCCGCCCATAAAGCCATTTAAACCGGGCCACTAGGGGACCGGTGGGTGGAGAGCGTTCCAATAGAACGAGTTTTTACAAAAGTTTTTTAAGGAGGTGATATTGTGCCAAGAAAGAAAGCTCCGACGCCTATACAAAAGACACCACAAGAGATAATGAAAGACAAAACAGTCAAAGATATGACGGATCTCGGAGTGTATAAGCCACAATATGACCGGCTGATTGATGTCTATATCGACTTAAACATGCAGTATGACAGGGCTATGAAAGAATTTGAAGCTTCAGGCTTTGAGTATGAAACTGAAACCGCTGCAGGTGGAACAAAGAAATCTGCCATTGTGGCCACACTTGAGAACTTGAGGAAAGACATCCTGGCTTACAGTGATCGCCTGTGCTTGAACCCCAAAGCAATCGAATCAGTGACCATTGAAAAGAAGACCAAATCAAAGCTTGAAAGTATGTTGAGCACCCTTGCGCAAAAGTAAGTTTGCAAATTATAACGTTGTAATGGGGTACACAAAGGATGTAATCAGCGGTAAGAAGGTAGCTTGCAGGGAAACAATACAGATGTGCGAGCGATTCAAAAGAGATTTAGTCAATCCACTGTATGACTTCAATCCTCAAAGCGCGGAGTTTGTCATCTTGATCATTGAAAAAACATTCGTCCATCAGAAGGGCGAGGACATGAACGGGTATCCACTAAGAGGAAAGCCGTTTCTATTGGAACCCTGGCAAAAGTTTGTTGTTTATAACATCCTGGGATTCTTCCACCACGGGACCATCCTCCGGAAATATAAAGAAGCTTTTATAATGCTGGCTAGAAAGAACGGAAAGACACCATTCATGAGTGCGCTGGCTTGGGGCATCGGGTTACTCGAAAGAAAGTCAGGTGCTGAAATCGTAATTGTCGGCGCACTTCTCAAACAAGCGTTGCAGAGTTTCAACTTCCTGAACTTTAATCTGGGCGAGATGCAGGAGAAGAAGAACTTCCGGGTTATAGACAATAACCAAGAACACTCCATCAGTGGGAATGTTGAAGGCGGGTATCTAAGGATTGAAACCATAGCCGGCAACAGCGACCGTATGGACTCCCTGAACACCTTGATTCAAATACTCGACGAATTACACCTGTATAAGAGTGCAAGCCAGTACAACACCATCAAGGAGTCAGGCAAGGCATATAGAAACAGCTTGTGTATTGGCATAACAACAGCCGGCGATAATATGACATCCTTTTGTTATCAGCGGATGAAGTATTGTCAGAAGATTTTAGACCAAACCGTTAAAGATGAACAGATGTTTATTTTTATCGCTAAGGCCGATGAAGTTGAAGATAATGATGTGGACTATACAAGTGCTGCAGAACATGAGAAAGCAAACCCTAATTACAATGTGTCGGTGTCTGGTGCTGAATTAATGAACGATGCTACGCAGGCACAGAATGATCCGCAGCAAAGAAAGGCTTTCTTGTCGAAATCATTGAACATTTATACCGCAGCAATGAAGGCATACTTCAGCATTGATGAATTTCAGGCCAGCGATAAGAAGTATGACTGGACCATAGAAGAATTATCTAAGATGAATATACAGTGGTTCGGTGGCGCTGACTTATCGAAGATGCACGACTTAACAGCATCGGCATTGTACGGGACCCTACAAGACTACGAGGGCGAAGATGGGGTAAAGAAGGATATAGACATCGTTATAACTCACGCGTGGTTCCCGGTGGTCATGGCGCACAAGAAAGCGGAAGAGGATAACATCCCACTCTTCGGGTGGAAGGATGATGGCTGGCTTGATATGTGCAATACACCTACGGTCAACTATTCCGACATCATAAATTGGTTCATAAAGATGAAAAAGATGGGTTTCAAAATCAAACAGCTAGGCTTCGATAGAAAGTTCGGAGCTGAGTTCTTCCTGGGGATGAAGCGCGCGGGTTTTAACATCGTGGATGAACCGCAGTATTTCTACAAGAAGTCACAGGGCTTCAGACATATCGAAAAGAAAGTAAAGAACGGTGAGTTCTACTATCTGCATTCTACAGCGTATGAATACTGTGTGCAGAATGTAAGAGCAATTGAAAAAACGGATGACATGATCCAATATGAAAAAGTTGACGGTGACGGTGGCAAGCAAAGAATTGATATCTTTGATGCCAGCGTTTTTTCATGCGTCAGAAAGCTGGAGAATATGGAAAAGGCTTCTACCGCGTCAAGGTGGTTAGGCAAATAACATCATGCGAAAGGAGGTGAAAAATGAGTATATTTGATAGATTTAAAAAACGTACAATTTCGAGCACAGACTATCAATTCCTTACAGCAACATGGGACCAGATTCTTCCGGATGGATATACAAAACTCTCTGATAATCCTGAAGTGAAAATCGCAGTCGATAAAATTGCGGACCTCGTATCGAATATGACAATTCACCTGATGGAAAACACACCAAAGGGCGACAAGCGAGTACACAATGAGTTATCCAGGAAGATAGATATTAACCCGTCCAGGTACATGACGCGCAAGGCGTGGATATACAAGATAGTCCAGGACCTGCTTCTGTATGGCGATGGCAACTCAATCATTCACATCTCTATGGACACTAAGACCGGATTGATTAAAGACCTTACACCCTTCCCAATGTCTGGAGTAAGTTACGAATCAGTGTCTGGTGGGTATGTGGTGAGATACAACGACAAGGTTTATACCCCGGAGGAAATCATTCACTTCGTTATCAATCCAGATCCTAATTATCCATACATGGGTACAGGCTATAAGATGGCATTGAAGGACATTGTTAAGAATCTGAAACAGGCCACATCGACAAAGAACAGTTTCATGAGTGGAAAATATATGCCTTCGCTGATTATTAAGGTGGACAGCAACACTGCCGAGCTTGCAACTGCCGAGGGAAGAGATTCAGTGTATAACAAATACCTGGAATCCACTGAAGCTGGAAAGCCCTGGATCATACCGGCTGACCTCTTAGAGGTACAGGACGTTAAACCTCTATCGCTGAAGGATATAGCAATCAATGAATCTGTGGAACTGGATAAAAAGACCGTTGCAGGACTTATTGGAGTTCCTGCTTTTTTCTTGGGCGTAGGTGATTTCAAAAAGGATGAATACAACAACTTCATCAACTCAAGGGTAATGTCCATCGCCAATGTCATATCACAGACACTTACTCGCGATGTGCTTTACAGCACGCAGATGTATTTCAAACTGAATCCCAGAAGTTTATATTCCTATGCTCTTACCGAAATGGTAGGTGCTGGTGGCGAGATGGTCAAGATGAACGCCATGAGAAGGAATGAACTAAGGGATTGGGTGGGCATGGATCCCGATGATGAGATGGAAGAATTGATTGTCCTGGAAAACTACGTTCCAGCCTCGCAACTAGGCGATCAAGAAAAGCTGAAAGGGGGTGATAGTAATGAATAAAAGACAGTCGTTTATTAAAAGTGAATTTAGGGCTACAGAGGTTGAAGACAGGTTAATTGTCGAGGGCTATTTCATCAAGTACAATTCGGAAACAAACCTGTACGACGATGTATACGAGGAAGTGGACCCGGCTTCAACGGTCAGAAGTCTGAAGGAAAACGACATCCGAGGGCTATTTAACCACGATACCAGTTTAGTCTTGGGCCGAACCGGTAACGAAACGTTAAAACTTAGATCCGATGAAGTCGGACTATATGGCGAGATTGAAATCAATAGAGATGATCCAGGAGCAATGGGCGCATATGCACGAATCAAACGTGGTGATGTTGCCGGTTGTTCTTTTGGTTTTATGCCAATGAAAGAAGATTATCAATCACGAGCTGACGGTGGTGGGAAATACATTATCAGAGAAATGGACTTATTTGAAGTTTCTCCATGCGTCTTTCCGGCATATCCTCAAACGGAAATAGCTGCCAGAAAACACGACGTGGAAGAACTGAAGAAAGAGAAGCTAAATGCAAGAAAAACAATTTTGAAAGAGAGGTACAAGAAATGAGTAAAACTGTAATTTTGGGAGCAAAGCTGAATCTGAAAAGAACCGCTTTGAATACCCTTGTAGAAGAGATCAAGGTAATCAATACACGTTCTGAGGAGGTTCTCAAGGCTATTGATGATGCTGAATCGGAAGAGGACCTGGGGGCAGTTGAAGTAACCGCCGATACAATCCAGGCAGAGCTAGACGCAAAGACGGAAGAGAAGACCAAACTCGAAGAGGAAATTGTGGCCCTCGAAGCAGAACTCGAAACAATAAATCAAAAAGAACCTGCAGCGCAGGAAACGAAGGGAGAAAGAAAAATGGGAAATATTGTAGAACTAAGAGCAGGTATCAAAGCATACGTACAGTCCAAGGGAGTAGAGAGGGCAGGCTTCACTTCAGTTGAAGGCGGAGCACTTATCCCTACTGAACTTCTCAAGGCACAGGATACACCAACCGACGAACTTGATCTTACTAAACTGATCAACGTCGTTCCCGTTACTTCAGGCGCCGGCAAGTATCCGGTAATCAAGAAGTCTGGAAACAAAATGTCTTCCGTAGCTGAACTGATTGCTAACCCAGAGCTGGCGAAACCTGTCATCATCGAGGTCCTCTATGACATCAACACCTACAGAGGATACATTCCAGTATCACAGGAAGTAATCGATGATGCCGACTATCCAGTAGCTGAACTGATTGCTGATGAAATCAACGACCAGGACAGAAATACCAAGAACTTT